GAGGATCTAAGGTTGAAACATTACCAGGCGGAACTAATCTAGGAGAGATTGATGATCTTAAATACTTTACTAATAAGTTGGTACGTGGTTTGCGTATTCCTAGTTCTTATCTCCCTACAGGGCCTGACGATGGTGCTACTCAATTCCAAGATGGGCGAGTGGGTACTGCGTACATTCAGGAATTAAGATTCAACACATATTGTGAAAGACTACAAAATTTAGTAGTAGAAGAATTTAGTCAAGAGTTTAAACGTTACTTGTTAGAGAAAGGTATCAACATTGATACTGCTATGTTTGACTTAAGATTCCAACCACCACAAAACTTTGCAAGTTACAGACAAAGTGAAATTGATAATGCAAGAGTACCAACGTATACACAAATGAGTGCTATACCTTATATCTCAAACAGATTTGCATTGAAACGTTTCTTAGGTATGACGGAAGAAGAAATTGCAGACAACGAACGTATGTGGCGTGAAGAGAATGATGAGAATATTACTCCACCACCAACTGATGCCGCAGGCGAATTAAGAGGTGCAGGCATTTCAAGTGCAGGTATGTCAGCAGACTTGGCAGGAGATGGAGCAGGTGAAGACATGGCACCAGCAGGTGAAGACGCACCAGCACCAGTAGACGGCGGAACGGCACCACCACCAGATACAGCAACAGGCGGAGGGGCACCAGGCGGTACAGGTCAGACGCCTCCAGCATAAATACTAACATGATACTACGTGAACTATTTTATTTTGACAAAGAAACATTGGAGCCTACAGAAGATAAAGGTTACGATCCGAGTTATGATGACTCTATTGTCACAAAAGACGATACACGTAAGACTAGACTAACACTACGTCAGATTAACAAAATTCGTAAAGCAAGTGAGCTACATAAAGAAGAGCAACAAAAAGAATTGCACTTTGTTAGACAAATGTACGGCTTGGCCGCTAACGCAGAAGAAGGCGCAGTTTAACTTTACGAGGAATTAAATGTCCATAGCCTTTGTAATAGGTAACGGAAAATCAAGAACCCCAATACCATTAGAAGCACTTAGACCATACGGCAAGATATATGCCTGTAACGCAGTTTACAGAGACTTCGAGCCCGATTACTTGGTTGCTGTTGATACTAAGATGGTCAGCGAACTAAACAAGTGCAAGTGGCAATTGAACCACGAAGTGTGGACCAACCCTAACAAGATGTACGAAAGCTACCATAAATTTAACTATTTTAAGGAGCCTTTAGGTTGGAGCAGTGGACCTACAGCATTGTGGTTAGCAACATATGGCGACGAAAACAATCCTAGATTACACGATTATGATACAATATACATCTTAGGCTTTGATTTTCAAGGTACAGATGCACAAGAACACAATGGCGAGGGCGGACTTATTAATAACATATATGCAGATACGCAAAATTATAAAAAATCCATAGACCCTGCTACATATCACGGTAACTGGGCCAGACAGACTGGTATAGTTTGTCAGAAAAATCCTCAAAAGAGATATATAAGAGTAGTACAGAACAAAGAGGATTATTGCCCCGACAACTTAACGCAGTTAACCAACTTTAAACACGTTACAGTGGCAGAATTCATGTATAACTTTAAGATTTTACAATCTTAATGTAAAACCGGCGTAAAAACGCCTATATCTACGTACTTTTCTTCTAATACCATAAATACAAGTGACAGCCTTACCATATCTAAACAATAGGAGAAAAGAAATGGCAAACCAATCTAAATTTGAAGCGATGCTTGAAAAGTTAATCGCTGAAGACAAAGCGGGTGCTGAAGAACTGTTTCACGAAATAGTTGTTGAGAAATCACGCGATATATACGAAAATCTATTAGCAGACGACACAGCTGAAGTTGAAGTAGACGAAACAGCTAAAGAAGATGCTAAAGAAGAAGACAAAGTTGACGAAAAAGCAGACGCTAAAGACGAAGACAAAGTTGAAGAAGCATCAGAAGACGATGCTGATGACAAAGTTGAAGAAAAAGCTGATGCTGATAAAGACGAAGACGTTAAAGAAGCTACTGACGAAGACGAAAAAACTGATGAAGCTACTGAAGAAAAAGACGAAAACGTTGAAGAAAACTTTGCAGACCAAATTACACCTGAAGGTGATGATGACATGGGTGGCGATGCCGCTGATGACATGATTGCTGACATCGAAGACGGTGAAGGTGAAGAAGATAAAGGCGACGACGAAGACTTAGAAGACAGAGTTGTTGACCTAGAAGATGCTCTTGATGATCTTAAAGCTGAATTTGACGGCATGATGTCCGACAAAGACGGTGACGAAGACAAAGGCGAAGATGACATGGAAATGGACATGGACGCTGGCGACGACGAAGGTGACGAAGAGAAGGAAGACGAAGCAGTTGATATGATTGCTCCGGAAGCCGACCTTGAGCAACCAGTTGCGTTTGAAAATGCTGATAAACCAGTACAATCAAGCACAGAACTAATGAGAGAATATGTAACTAAAGTATCAGAGCCAAAAGGCGATTCAGGTACAGACGGAACTAAATCTCCAGTAGCTGGTAAAAACGACATGGGCGGAGACGCTAGTAACTTGGTCAAAGGTGGCGAAGAAACTGGTGGCAAAGCTGGTGCTCCTAAAGAAGATTCAGCTGGTAACGTAAACGTTCCAGGTGGAAAAGCAAGTAAGAGTATGTCGAAAGACTCAAAAGGCCATGGCGCTGAGAAAAAAGGCGCAGGCGAAACAGGAACTGATGGTAAATCAATCATTGGTTCTTAATAGTTGTTGTTAAGGAGATATTAAGTGATAAACTTAAGAGAGAATTTGACATTCGACCAAGCTAAATTGGTCCTTGAGACTACTGAAAACGACAAGGGTGGAAAAGACCTTTATATGAAGGGAATTTGTATCCAAGGCGGAGTAAAAAACGCTAATCAGCGAGTTTACCCTGTTACCGAGATAGGTAGAGCTGTCAACACTCTTAACGATCAAATTACGGGAGGATATTCAGTTCTCGGCGAAGTTGATCACCCAGAAGGACTTAACATAAACTTAGACCGTGTAAGCCATATGATCACAGAAATGTGGATGGATGGACCAAACGGTTACGGGAAACTTAAAGTATTACCTACGCCAATGGGACAGCTAGTTAAAACAATGCTTGAAAGCGGAGTTAAACTAGGTGTTTCATCGCGTGGTAGCGGAAACGTTATGGAAGACGGTTCCGGACAAGTAAGCGATTATGAGATCATAACAGTCGATGTAGTTGCTCAACCCAGTGCTCCAGGTGCCTACCCGACACCAATATACGAGCATTTATTAAATGCCCGTGGGGGGTACAAGGCAATGGAAATAGCACGAGAGTTACAAGGCGACACAAAGGCGCAAAAGTATTTGAAGGAATCTTTAATGAACATCATTAAAGGCCTCCAGTAATAAGGAGAAATAATATGTTGGAAGCACTGAAATCACTTTTTGAAAACAACGCAATTTCGGAAGAAATCAGAGCAGACATCCAAGAAGCATGGGACAAGCAAGTGAGTGAAAACAAACTTACTGTCACTGCTGAACTTCGTGAAGAGTTCGCATCTAAATACGAACATGATAAAGCTACTATGGTTGAAGCAATTGATACTATGGTTTCTGAAAAACTTAACGAAGAAATTTCCGAGTTCGCTGAAGATAGAAAACAATTAGCAGAAGCTAGAGCCAAATATGCTGTAGCGATGCGTGAAAACGCAGGACTGTTAAAAGGTTTTGTATTCGAACAGTTGAAGAAGGAAGTGGGTGAACTACATGAAGACCAAAAAGTTATGTCTGATAAATTTGGAAAACTTGAGGAATTTGTTGTAGAAGCTCTAGCTAAAGAAATCGCAGAGTTCCACGAAGATAAAAAAGACTTGGCTGAAACTAAAGTAAGATTAGTACGTGAAGCCAAAGAACATTTAACAAAAGTACGTAAGTCTTTTGTTGAGAAAAGTGCGAAAATCGTATCCGAAGGAGTATCCAAGAAACTTAATAAAGAGATTGGACAACTTAAAGAAGATATTGATTCAGCACGTAAAAACGATTTTGGTCGCAAAATTTTCGAAACGTTCGCAGGCGAGTATGCTAACAGCTACTTGAATGAGAAGTCAGAAACAGCAAAACTTTTAAAAGTTGTGGAGTTGAAAGACAAAGCAGTTGCAGAAGCTAAAGCTGAAGCTGAAGAAGTTAAGAAAATTGTTGAGAGTAAAGACGCAGAAATTGTAAAAGTTTCTGATGCGGCTAAACGCAAAGAAGTAATGCACGAATTGACTGGACCTTTGAGCAAGGACCAGCGTGAGATTATGGTAGACTTACTGGAAAATATACAAACAAGCAAACTGCAAAGTGCGTTTGATAAGTATATTCCGGCGGTAATAGACGGTAAAACTCCAGCGAAGAAGAAGGCTACTCTTACAGAGTCCGAGGCAAAAGAAATCACAGGCAATAAAGAATCTAACGTTAGTAGAGTAAGTCAAGAAGAGAATAATAATATTATTCATATTCAAAAACTTGCTGGATTGAAATAAGGAGAAAACAATGTCACAACTACTAGAAAGTCGCTGGCAGGATACCAAAACTGCACTTTTAGAAGGCCTTAACGGCAATAAAAAGGCTGTAATGGCAAGTACTCTAGAAAACACACGCAAGTGGTTAAATGAGACTGCTACAGCTGGTTCTACAAGCGCCGGTAATGTTGCAACTCTAAATAGAGTTATTCTACCAGTAATCAGACGTGTCATGCCGACTGTAATAGCCAACGAATTAGTTGGTGTACAGCCGATGACAGGTCCAGTGGGTCAAATCCACACATTAAGAGTACGTTACGCTGATTCGTCAGATGGTAACGAAGTTGGTGAAGAAGCACTATCACCATTTAAGATCGCGGCGGCATACTCAGGTAACGCCACTGACGCAACACCAAAAGGATCTGCTACAGCGGCTCTTGAAGGTGCGGCTGGAAAGAGAATGTCTATCCAGATCTTAAAGCAAACAGTCGAAGCAAAAACCAGAAAGCTATCAGCAAGATGGACTTTTGAAGCGGCTCAGGATGCTCAAGCACAGCAAGGCATCGATATTGAAGCAGAAATTATGGCGGCATTAGCCCAAGAAATTACTGCTGAGATCGATCAAGAAGTATTAGCTTCTTTGAGAGCTTTGGCTGGTACGCAAAACCAACAAGCATACGACCAGAACGCTGTAAGCGGTACTGCAACATTCGTAGGTGATGAACACGCGGCTTTGGCTGTGATGATCAACCGTGTTGCTAACAATATCGCACAGAGAACTAGACGTGGTGCTGGTAACTATGCTGTGGTTTCACCACACGCATTAACTATCCTACAATCTGCAACAACTTCAGCGTTCGCAAGAACAACTGAAGGTGCATTTGAGGCTCCAACTAATACTAAAATGGTTGGTACTTTGAATAGTGCTATGAAAGTATATGTTGATTCATATGCAAACGATAGTACAAGCATACTTGTAGGTTACAAAGGTTCAAGTGAATCAGACGCTCCAGCGTTCTACTGCCCATACATTCCTTTAATGTCAAGCGGTGTAGTACTGGATCCTGCAACTTTTGAACCAGTAGTTAGCTTTATGACAAGATACGGTTATGTTGAGTTAAACAACACAGCATCATCTCTTGGTAATGCGGCAGACTACTTAGGTACAGTTACTATTGCGAACGTAACATTTAGCTAATCCATAGGGTTAGTTACTTAATGTAACAAAGTATTAGAAAGGCCCTTCGGGGCCTTTCTTTTTGACTAAATATTTGTACAACGTTCAGCCGATA